TTAGTTTTTTACTCATTCAGCTTCAGCCTATGGAACTGAACGAGGAACAACGTATAGCATTCGAACGTATACAGGCCGGTGAGAATATCTTTCTAACAGGTCCAGCAGGAGCCGGCAAATCATTTCTTGTGAAGCATATTGTGACGTGGGCTACGACAATTGCTAACAAAACAATTGCTACAACGGCATTAACAGGATGTGCCGCATTGCTTCTAGGCACAAAAGCAAAAACTCTTCATAGTTGGGCTGGTATTGGACTTGGTCGTGAACCTGTTAGTATACTTGAATCTAATATACGTAAAAATGGCAAGATTGTACGACGATGGAGAAAGACTAATATTCTTGTGATTGATGAAATTAGTATGATGACGCCAGAATTATTTGAAAAACTAGATTCAATTGGTAAACGTTTACGACTTAATCAACATCCGTGGGGTGGTATACAACTAATTTTGTGCGGAGATTTCTATCAGTTACCGCCAGTATCTAAAGGACTAAGCGGTGAAATGCCTGGTCGTTTTGTCTTTGAGTCGCCATTATGGGCAGCTTCTAACTTGAAACCAGCTCATTTGACAAAGATTGTACGACAAACCGATAGTTTATTTCAGACATTACTAAATGAATGTCGTGTTGGTAGTCCTAGTAAGACATCCGTAGATCTACTTTATAGTCGTCAGGGCTTGGATTGGAAAGAGAATAAGATTCGTCCTACTTTACTATTTAGTCGTAACATAGAAGTGGATAATGTGAACCAAAAAAATCTGGATGCTTTAAAAACTGAGAAGCAAGTCTTTAAGGCAAAAACAGTGATACGCTATGAATTGGATCCAGATGAAAGCGACGAAGATATTCCTACAGAGGGTAATCTTGAACGACACGTTCAAAAACTCGATGATGACGCAAACTATGTACCAAATTTAGAACTCAAGATTGGATGTCAGGTAATGTTGATTGTAAATCTTAGTGTAGAAGAAGGCCTAGTCAATGGCAGTCGTGGAGTTATTACAGGCTTCGAAGAAGGTACACATAACCCTATTGTCCAGTTTCTATATGGTCCGCCTAAACCTATTATGCGTCAGCCTTGGAAGTCGCAAACAAATAAACGATTAGTACGGTCTCAAATTCCACTACGAGTTGCTTATGCTGCGACCATTCACAAAAGTCAAGGTGCCACGCTCGATTGTGCTTTAGTTGATATAGGAGCTAGTACATTTGAATATGGACAAGCCTATGTAGCTCTCAGTCGTGTGCGAAACATAGAGTCTCTCTACATATGGGGTCTGGATCCGTCACGTATTCGAGCACATCCTGCAGTGAAAGAATTCTACCAAACTTTACAAACATCTTAACGACTGTCTGATTCATAAACTTCCAAATCTGTTAAATCTATTAATATATTAGTTTTTTTCTGTAATATAACCATACGTCCAGCACTATCTATAACAGTATAATATTTTAATACAATATGATAATAAGGTCTATTATTGAAATCGTCAAATAAAATATATGTAGAATTATTTATAATATTATATGCATGTAAAGCACAGGCCACTCTAAATCGTCCATCGATAAGTATAATATTTGGAATTTTTGTTAATGTATCTATATGTGAAAAATAAGGAGTCCATTGTGATTTTGATATATTCTTGGCTGGATGACCCCAATTATTATTTGCTCCAACATCAGTTAATATATATATATTAATTTCTTTGATTGTATTGCCTCCTGAATAACAGATTTTGTTAACATAGTATTATAAAAAGCTGTATCACTTTCCATACTATGTATTAATTCTATATGAGGTAATGTACACGCAAAATATGTAGAGCCTCCAGAGCCAAATTCATAAAAAAATTTATTTTTATTTATAGTTAAATATTTCATAAATAACTGTGTTTCGGCTTCAGGCATAAAAGGTTTCATATTTATATATATTTATTGCAAACATGTTTAGATATTAACCCCACAGATAACATGTAGGTTTATCTTCTTCTTCTTCTTCTTTTTCAGTCATATCTTCATCTTCATAGCAGTCACATGCGTCACGTTTTTCATCTAGTCGACCAACATATCGACAGTCTTCGCAATACCATGATTCGGATTTATTAAGTATACGATGTCTAGGAAGGTCTTCGTCTGATGTATCCATATTAGAACCATCATCGTCTTCTTCGTCGTGTTCGTCGTCTTCTTCGTCGTGTTCGTCGTCTTCTTCATCGTCATCTTCAATATCATCGTCAGCATCTTTATTGTTATCCGTATCAATGATAACCTGATTCTTGTTAAATAATATAGATGACCAAGCAAGTCCAGTAAGGATTGTTAATGGTACAAGCATTTCAAGGAAATATATGATGACAAAGCGATTTAGCATAGCATTTGCAGTTGAACTAATTATAAATAACCATCCGCGAGTAGATTCTACAATAATTACAGCTCCAATTGAGGATACAAATGGCATAACAGCATATCTTGCTACAGCACCAGTAGTAAATTCACCCCCATTAATGAATTGTGAAGCTACAGCATAAAGTACACCAAACCATCCACCAAGACCCATACTAAGAGTAAGAATATGTTGTTCAATCAAATCCATTATGAGTGAAATTTTAAACAGGCTTATACCCACCCTGAGTTAGAAAAACGCATTGTCAATTTTGAACACTAGATATGAAAAAAATGATAGTCCTAAACTGTAAGTCACACTTTAATAGTTATTTTATTTCCCGGTGTATTATTTCTTTTGATTCAATACAGACTCATGTCCGAGATTCTTTCCGTTCCAATTGATGTTAAAATTATGTCTTCAAATGCTGATATTATTATTCGTAGCGATTCAACCAAGCGTAAACAGTCAAGTCGTCGTCGTGCGAATTCCGTAGATAGTGGTTCATTAGGACATCGTGTAAATGCTGCTGACTTACCTATATTGCTTAAAAAGAAAAAGGAAGAACCGTTATTAACAGCTAATCCAGGTCGATTTGTTATTTTCCCTATTGCTAATCAGCAGGTATGGGATACATATAAGAAAGCTCAAGCAAGTTTCTGGACAGCAGAGGAACTTGACCTAAGTAAGGATCGTAAGGATTGGGAAAATCTTACAGAAAAAGAACAACACTTTATTAAACATATATTAGCCTTCTTTGCAGCTAGCGATGGTATTGTCAATGAAAATCTTGCAGCAAATTTTATGAAAGAAGTACAGTGGCCTGAAGCTCGTTGTTTCTATGGATTTCAAATTGCCATGGAAAATATTCATTCAGAAGTGTATAGTTTATTGATTGATACCTATATTAAGGATCCTAGTGAAAAACATAAACTTCTCAATGCGATTGAAACAGTCCCATGTGTAAAAAAGAAGGCTGATTGGGCTATTCATTGGATGGAATCTGATGAGGCTGAATTTGCTTCACGTCTTATGGCCTTTGCTGCCGTAGAAGGAATCTTCTTTAGCGGTGCTTTCTGTTCTATCTTTTGGCTAAAAGAACGTGGTATTATGCCTGGATTAACAACATCCAATGAGTTTATTTCGCGTGATGAAGGACTTCATACAGAGTTTGCTTGCTTACTTTATAATCAACTTCAACACAAACTCAGTAAGACAAAGGCTCATAAAATGATTCGCGAAGCAGTTCGATGTGAAAAGGAATTTATTATTGACGCACTACCAGCCTCATTAATTGGTATGAATTCTAAAATGATGGGTCAATATATTGAATTTGTAGCAGATCGTCTATTAGTACAGTTAGGTTATCCTAAGATTTGGGAAACTACAAATCCATTTCCCTTTATGGAACGTATTAGTCTAGAAGGCAAAGACAATTTCTTTGAAAAGCGTGTAACAAATTACTCAAAGGCAGGCGTAGGCAAGACCGCACAGGAAATGACCTTTGCTACCGATGCTGATTTCTAAACCCAAGTAGGCTATGGATAAAAAGAGTCTAGCTAATTATTTTTTAGGGGAAGAATATGAACCTAAAAAACAAACACTACCCCGAAATCGTCCTCCAACACGTAGAAGTTTAGCATTAACTAAACTTAATGCTACAAAACAAACTTATTCAAATACGTTACGAAGTGGAAAACGTTTACGTAATAATACAATGAAAAATAAAAGCAAAAAGCCAAATTTATCTCTTGTGAAAGTTATTAAAAATACATCAGTCTCAAAAACAAATATAGAAAAGGTTTTACAATTTCAAAATGAAATTAAAAATATACCCGTTTATTTTATTAATGGTCATTCGTGTATATGTGAATTAGAAGGTCTATGTCATGGAGATAAAATTAATCCATTATTCAAAATACCAGATAATACATATTTATTAACATTTGGTACATCAACAGATTTTTCATGTTTATCTGAATATGATATGGCATTATTTAATGCATATGTTCCTCATTTGCGTAGATTTTTATTAGTTCATTCTGCGTCAGATGTTGAACTCTCTAAAAATATTGGTAAAACATTATTTAGTTTTTTTGCAGATTTAAAACGAGCAACACAAGGTAAGGTTGATAAATCAATTGTATTTCCTAATTTGAATTATAGTTTTAATAACAAAATAAATGATGAATATACACCTCCTAACAAAAATCCATACGGTGTATATAGAATTGATGTACCTGAATTACCATCAGCAGGTGATATTAATAATACAATAAGTATAATTCCTCAAGATTCAAATCGTAAGAATTGGTTTTTATCTGATATAATATCTGAAGTTTATAAGAAAACAAGAATTCATAAGGGTATATTTATAAACGGAGGATGTCTTTCATCCTGTTCAAAAAATGCAACAGGACCACATATGGACAAGGTCGGTCAAATTATGACATATAATCATAATATGTATCCAACCTTACGTGAGACACTAACAAAAGACGAAGCAACAAAGTTAGGAGTTCATATTCCATATAATTTTGGATTAAGAAAACCTTTTACGTATGAAAATCCATCTGAACTAAAAGAATTTATTAATGCAGGATTATTCAAAGCAAACGCTGTTGTAGATATGGATTTATTATACCATGAGGAAAATAAACCTGTATTAGAAGCAATGAAATAAATATAATTTAAAGACATACATATATATATACTATATAAGATGCAGATTTTCGTAAAGACACTTACTGGCAAGACGATTACGCTTGATGTAGAACCTTCAGATACAATTGAAGGCGTAAAGGCAAAGATTCAAGATAAGGAAGGTATTCCACCTGACCAACAGCGTTTAATTTTTGCGGGTAAGCAACTTGAAGATGGCCGTACACTTTCTGATTACAATGTTCAGAAAGAGTCAACTCTTCATCTTGTCTTACGTTTACGTGGTGGATTTTAACAAAATTGACATACCATTTCAGACATCAGTTATAAGGTATAACATGTCGTCTGAACATAGCTTTGGTGTACATATCTTTCTACAAAAGTCAGATCAGAAGGATGATCGTCTACGTATTTCTTGGGATTATGATAGCAATGGGTATTTAGTAGAACTTGATCAGTATGCAATTGGTAATCATGCTCAAGTGGTAATGCCTTATATGTGCGACGTTGAACGTTACCTTGAGAAATTCTTTGACTTTCTAGACGTCGATGCTCTTCCGTATGAATGGTTTCAGGTTGATATTCCAAGCTTTCCAGTAGTAAAGCTTGACCGTCGTGGTTTACGCCGTCATCGTGATCTGATTCTTGATGCTGTTCATGGTCTAAAGTATGACTGGCCTCATGAATGCTTTCATCCTAAGTATTAAATAAACCCGGTAATTTATAATTATTTTTTACTATAAACTAAGAAGAATGCAAGAATATAATAAAAACATTCAACTTGACATGAAAGTTATACAAGATATATTTAGTAATATAAAACCTGATACAAAAATGTTAGTTTTTGGCTTAGGATATGATAGTAAAATGTGGTATTTAGGAAATAATAAAAATACTTTTTTTGTAGAAAATAAAGAGGAATATATAAACTTAAATAAGGATACTATTGACGCAAATCATATCATTAAATATGAGTATAAAACAACCTGTGATATAAGTACTAAACTTACAGATGAAGAAATTAAGCAATTTGAAATTCCAAAAGAATTAAAAGATTTAGCACCATTTGATATTATATTAATAGATGGTCCAGAAGGTTATAATAAATATACACCAGGACGTTTATTGCCATGTTATTGGTCTACTCAGTTATCAAAATTAGGCACATTAATTTATGTAGATGACGCAGGCCGTCCTTTGGAACAGTATTGTATAAAGAAATATTTTAATAAATATATAAAAGAAACATTTCTAGAGCGAAATCACTGCGTAAAAGTATATTTTTGTTAAACAATCAAAATTGACACAGTAAGAATCCAATATAATACTTTTCATATCATGTGTACTTGTAATAACAACGCTAAATTTAGAATTTTATTACAAGTTGATAATGGCAAGGATGATATACTTACAATTCAACCCTCATCAACGTCATTTGTATTTGATGTAAATTTTAAACAGGAAACAATTGGTATTGTTAATAAAGCATTGTTAAAACCTTCTGGTATTATTACCTATGTAGAATTGTTTCTGAATAGTGTATTATTAGATCAAAATGGATTTACATGTATTCAAATAGACTGTCCTCCCTATCCAACAGTTATAATAAATCGTGATAAGATAGAAAATTATATGCCTACATTACGAATACAATTAGCATCTATTATTGAAAATTGGCCTAGAGAAGAATGTATGAACTAACTACATACCTTTTCAAAAAATTGACATATATCACTTGATTATATATCTAAACAACACCTGTATACATAGTTCTTCCTACTTTTCTTTTAACTTTCTTTTACTTTTCTTTTAACTTTCTCTTCCCTTTCTAAGATGCCTCGTTCTGGTAAAGGTCGTGTAACTGGTGCTAAACGTGCTGAAATTAATAATAATCGTGCTACAGCAGCTGTAGCTGGAAAGGCACCTGGTGTTGACTTTGGTCGAGTCACTAAAATTTTGGGTGCGAATCATGTTATGGTTGTATTGAATAGTTCTCATGGACCAAAGGAGATGCGTGTCCGTATTCCTAATGTATTGAGTCGTAAGGGTTCAACTCCTATTACAACTCGTGATATTGTAACTATTTATGTAGGTGTGGAGTTTGATATAGATGTACCTATTAAGGCATCTGATATATTTGAAATTACAGCAGTTCTTACACAAAAGCAGGCATGCGGTCTACGTGATGAAGGTCGTATTCCTCATTGGATGATGGCCGAAGATGGCGAGAAGGCTGCTAAGGAGGAGGATAATGCTGGTGGTTTCGTGTTTGCATATGAAGATGATGAAGAGGATGGAAAGCCATCAAGTGGTAGTGATACGGACAAACCGGTCTTTGACCGTGGTGCTGCTCGTTCAGCAGCTGCTCGTGATGATGACAATGAGGTAGAATTGAATATTGATGATATATAAGTATTATAAAAACAAATTTAAAAACAAAACAAAACAAAACAAAACAAAAAACATTTTTCAATGTATCTAAATAGTGCCAACGATACATAGATAAATGACTGTTATATGTGTAACAGCAATTTATCATATTTATGATAATACATATGCTGATTCTGTATGGGAACGCTTAAAAATTCTTAGTGATATAATACCAATATATCTATATTGTTCAATTCAAGATAAAGAACGTATAGAAACACTTAAAAATATAACACCTATATATACTGAATTTGAAGACTTATTAACATACCAATCTTTAAAAGATGCTACTATATTACCAGAAGAGCGTAATAATGAAAAAGATACGAAAAATTATATGATACTTATGAATGCGAAACCTGAATTTTTATATAAGACTAAACAATTAATCAATGCTACTCATTATGTGTGGGTAGATGCTGGTTTAGCCAAGATTTTCCAACATCCTCATATAATATTTAATGTCTTAAAAAGTTTTTTATCATTACCCTTAAAAACAGATAAAATATTTATTCCAGGTTGTTGGGCAAAAGGAGAATTATTTAATATTATATTACATTGTATAAATTGGAGATTTTCAGGTGGTTTAGTCGTTGTACCAAATGGATTAATAGAACACTTTTTTCAATCAGTTATTCATATTAATTATCATTTACAATTAACAACACATCGTATATTATGGGAAGTCAATATATGGGCTTTAATTGAAGACTCTTTGCCTATACAATGGGCACAGGGTGATCACAATGAACAAATGGTATTTAGTTTAATTGGTTATCAGCATATTCAACCATTAAATAATACACTGTCTACAACATAACGTGGTATAGAAATCACAGCTGATGTGCGATCCATACGACTATATGAAATAAGAATACGTTCTGGTTCTACAACAAGACCTAGTGCATATTCAATACATTCATTATTAAATTTGAATAATGTAGAATGACGTTTATATATTAATTTATTAGCATCAAGAACAACAAATAAATGATAATACAAACGAGGTGCTGTATAGTTTACAATATGACATAAGAACCATAGTTCATCTCCAACACGTACTCCATGAGTAGAACCACGCACATCACGGAAAAAAGGTGGTACTCTATCTTGTTTTCCGTCAATGATTAATTTTTTATCATCAATATGACCATACGTTAATGGTGACCAATCATATAGTACACGCAAATTACCAGCAGCGTCATGAAAATAACACCAGTTCTTTTCACATTCACGTTTAAACGGGCTACTAAAAGCGTTTGAATATAACATTGAACCAGATAAATCATATTTACCAGCACCAACAGTAATTAAATAGGATTTAGGATCTTGTACAGTTCCTAAAAATAATAATTCTCCATTATTATTGAAGACCTTTACATCTTCAACACCTTGATATTGTAAGTTAGGTCTATCAATTTCATCTAACCAATGTGTGCTTTTGACCGTTAAATCTTTATTTAACATAAGAGTTAAATTGAGCGTTGTGATTTTACCATCATTATGTTTGAATGCATAACTGCCATTGGGTTGAATTAAATAATTTACATAACGAACATTTAATAAATAACCATCATTCCAAGGTAATATTGATGGACTACTACTAATAAATGAGTCCATACGACCACTTATTATTTTTTCATATTTGCCTCCAAAATCGTAAATACGTACATCTGGTAATAAAGAAACTTTACGAACATAAAATATATAATTACTTAACATATTGATTTTATTAAAATTCTTTCCAATTAGTTCTAAATATTTATAATGGTCAATCTTCGCACCCGTATAATAAGCCATTATACTTTGTTCGTAATCCAGAAGATAGTCATATATATTATGCTTAATAAATAATACATCGTTATTAGGAAATGGTATAGCCTTTGCTATATTATATATAGCCTGACCAATATTATGTTTGCCATTTTCACGATAATATTTAGTAAGTTCATATAATGACTCAGCACGTTTTGGATGCCGATTATATGCTTCCATCCACCAATAAATAGCATTAGGAAAATCTCCAATTGTCTTATATTGATTTCCCATTTCATATGCAGCATAAAATACTTCTTCAACCCATCCACCTGCTTCTACACGTTTTTTATACCAATGTATGGCATCTTTTGGTCGTCCTAAATCACGATAACTATTTGCCAAATAAAACATATAACGACCATTTTTAGGTTCAGATTCTAGTCCTTTTGTTAATAGTCGTACATCTCTCTCAAATTTATCGGCTTTAGCACCGCCATCTCCAATATCATCTATACGAAGTGAACGTATAGTAGTACTAGTTTTTCCATCAGGAATATTATAGTATTCATGTGTTGGACCTACACATGTAATACCTACTCCAGTTTTGGCAATGCGAAGATTGTAATATTCCATAGTTTCATTCTTTTGAATCACATTATAAGCATAATCTGTGAGCATATCCTTTTTAAAATCTGATAGTATAACAAGTTTCATATCAGCGTCTAAAAGTAATGCATATTCACCCCATAATGCTGCACGTTCTAATGCATGACTACGATTGTAGCCAAAGTTTTGAAATGGTTCACTATAGACTTCACCAGGTTTACCAGCAGCTTTCATATAGTCTTGTATAATTTGAATAGTATCATCAGTACTACCAGTATCAGAGATACAGTATGAGTCAATAATATGAATAACAGAGTCAAAAAGACGTTTAATAATACGACTTTCGTTTTTCACAATCATATTAAGACATAATTTACCTTTTTTTTCAGGAGGTAAATCCGTAATAATAAGACGTGGTTCATTTGGTTTGTTCGGTTCGTTCGGTTCGTTTGAAAAATTGATAGTTGACTGGGACATTAAGTGTTTGCTTACCCTTGTACAATCCTTATTTCTTAAAATGGCAACACGTAACCTGTATGAACTTGATTCCGTTGCCGCAACACTTTTATATGCAATTGAATCTGGTAATACATTACTTGCTATTCAGTCAACAAAAGAACTTATAGATAGTGATGAATTAATATTAACTCAGCATATTCTTACATTAGCATGGTGGTTAACAGAACCATCCAAATATACAATTACAGCAGATATGACTCCAAAAGAATTACTATATTGTCTATTGGAGTCAAATCAATCGTATGAACCTCCATTTTCGCCATCAATTATAGAACCACCAAACGCTGGTACACATATTATGCCTCCACCACGAATATGGAAAAAACTTCCAACTGGCTGGACGCCACATATGGCTGGTCGTCTTTGGTCTATACTTCAATATGATATAAGACAACAATATCCATCACATATGACAGAACTTGTGCGACCCTTATTGACTAAAAATTTAGAGTCAGTCATATCTTTGTTAAATGCACTCAATATACCAACATTCTATATACAGTGTTTAACTAATGCTAAATATCCATTGAACGAACGTATTTTATATCATTGTTTTGCAGCCATTCATTCTCAATTATTAAGTCCAAACAAACCCCAATGGGATGTTCTTTGGAATCAATCTAGCGGCCGTTCATTCAATATACCAGCTGAAGCAT